TAGATATTCTAGAACAACAATGTAATAGTGATAAGTGGAACGAAGACGCAAGCGAACTCTAGAAAGGAGTCAACATGCCTTATATAGCTGAAGACGATCGTAGAGAACTAATGTGGGTTGATCGAGCATTAGAAGATCTTAATGAAAGTAAAAAGATGAGTGCTGGCGAGCTACAGTATGTCATTGCGCTAGCTATCAAACATATCGGACCTGAAAACTACCAAGATATGAATGACATTATGGGTGCCTTAGCAGGTGCTCAAATGGAATTCTATCGGCGTATAGTAGCACCGTATGAGGACACTAAGATAGTGCTGAATGGCGATGTCTGATTGGCTAGCTTCACCGTTTACACTACTGATGTATGTCAGCGCATGGTGTTCTGGCATGATCAGTGGTCGTGTTATTATAATAGCTATGGAAACAGATGATGATGGGGATTAGATATGCAGTATACAAACTCATATGGCAAGACGATTATCAGTCTGAAGCCGAAGCTTTTCGGGTAATCCAAGAGCATTACGCTAACGAGTCACGCTATCAGTACATGATACTGCCGGTAGACTATGATGAATTACAAGGAGATCTCTTTGATTAGCTGGATAAACGCCCTTATAGGGAGAGGCAGTCGCCCAATGAATGACAAGGTAACCAAGTATTTTACGGGTCGAAACAAAGACATTATTGTTTGTTCTCAATGCTATAATGAGCATTGGGGCGGTGTCTTTGATTATAAAGAAAAAGAGTTTGTATGTCCTGTATGTGCAAACGGAAAGGATACTGATGAAACTAGTATTTGACATTGAGACCGATGGCATTGAAGCAACTAAAGTTTGGTGTATCGTAGCTCAAGACGTTGATACAAAGAAAATCTATAAGTGGAGACCGGATGATATCGAGTCTGGTCTTGCTTTCCTAATGAATGCAGAAGCATTGATAGGTCATAACATTATTGGCTATGACTTAGCTGTACTCGAAGGGTTATATGGTGTTGATTTACTTAGTAAAAAGACATATGACACCTGGATTATGAGTCAGGTATTGAACTATAAGAGACCGCATAAACATGGTCTCGGTGGCTGGGGTGAACACCTTGGTTACAACAAACTAGAGTTCGATAACTGGTCTGAGTTCAGCGAAGAGATGCTTACGTATTGTGTAAGAGACGTTGAGCTTAACACACGAGTGTATGAACTATTACTCGCTGAGTTTAAGGATCAAGTCTCGACTAAACCTATGCTGGCTAACGGCATGAGGGCAGAGCATGATGCAGCTGTATTCGAAGCTAGAGTAAGAATGAAAGGCTGGTTGTTTGATCTCGGCTCAGCTAGTAGACTACTTAAAGAAATGTCTAGTGAGCTGGCAGAGATTGAATCACGGATTCATCCTCAACTACCTGAGATGACTATCATGGTAGACAAGCAGCCTAAGAAAGCTAAGTATACAAAGGCCGGTAAGTTTACTGCAGTGACTAAGCGATTGCTCACTGAGTATCTTGACGGAGAAGAACCAGACGAAATGGAGTGGCCACCTGAACAAGAGTTTCAGCGTAGCTACGTTACACAAGTAACTCTAAGCAACATGGAAGAGGTTAAGGAATGGCTGTATACAATAGGCTGGAAGCCCGATGATTGGAACTACAAGAAGGTCGGATACGAGTTTCATAAGGTCAGCCCGAAACTCACATCAACGTCACTTGCTTTACTCGGTAAGGTCGGCAAGGATATCGATCGATACTACACAACACGCTCGAGACGGTCTATACTCGAAGGCTGGATTGCAACGGCTAAGGGCAACAGGCTACATGGACGAATGTGGGTTATCGGTACGCCAACCTACAGAGCTAGACACGAAGTAATTACTAACTTACCTAGTGTTGACGCTGCATGGGGTAAAGAGATGCGTAGTCTCTTTATCTGTGAGGACGGATACAAAGTAGTGGGTGCTGACTCAGCAGGTAATCAAATGAGAGCATTGTGTCACTACATAGGTGACGATGCCTTCACTAAGGAGGTTACGAGTGGTGACATTCATTCCTATAACGCCAACATTTTGGGATGTGACCGTGGTGCTGCTAAAAGGTGGCTTTACGCTTATCTTTTTGGTGGCGGTGGTAAGAAGCTTGGTAATATTCTTACAGGCAAACCGAATGCTACAGCAGGGGATGCTTCCAAGAAGCAATACCAATCAGCAATTCCTGGACTTGGAAAGCTCAAATCGAAGCTGGATCAGATATATCAGCAGACTAATCACGGTTATGGTAATGCATTTATTCCTGGCCTTGATGGTCGCCGTGTGTATGTTGGTTCTGCTCATCAGGCTTTAAACTATCTACTACAATCAGCAGAGGCTATCACTTGTAAGGCAGCTGTTGGTTATGCCATGCATAAGATACGAGAAGAAAACTTGGATGCCTATCCGGTTATCTTCTATCACGATGAGATGGCATGGGTTGCTAAAGAGAGTGACGCAGCTAGGGTACTAGAGATCTGTGTTGAGTCATTTAAAGAAGCACCTAAACAATTCAATGTGCAGTGTATGGATGGCGATGGTGTCATTGGTAGCTGCTACGCAGACGTTCATTAGAAAGGAAACGTTATGGGTAAGATGAAAGATCACCTTATAGGACTTGAAGAACACTTCTGGTATATGGCAAATCAAACCGTATCTGGTTGTGAGAACGTAGAAGACTTTGTATCAGAGATGTCTGAGTATAAACAATTCATGCCACTATTAGATGACTCTGAATTTACTGAAGTAGTAGTAGATGCTTTCAATCACTACTGGGAAGAGAAAGGACACGCATAATGTTAGCGATAGTAGACACTGACAGCTGCATTTATCAAGCAGCTTGGCAGCAAGAGTCTGTCGAATCAGCGTTAAGTAATTATAAACATTTAATAAATCAGAACTGGATAACACCAGTCTGGGCTGATGAACACGTTGCTTATTGCGGAGGTAAAGATAACTTTCGCTATAAGCTTTGCCCTAACTATAAGGCTAATCGTAAGGATCCACCGGATGATGCTAAGTTCTTTCGTCCACTAATGGAGCGTATTGTTGAGGAAGGCTTAGCTATACCCTCAGATGGTATGGAGGCTGACGACATGGTACGTATTAAAGCTACGGAGTGTGCATCACTCAACGTAGACTTTACTATAGTACATATCGATAAAGATCTTGATTGTATTCCAGGGAAACATTACAATCCCCACAAGGAGACTTTCTATGAAATTGATGTTGACGCAGCTGATCTGTTTTATTGGACTCAAATGCTGAAGGGTGATCCAACCGATAACCTTCCGGGGCTACCTAAAGTAGGACCAAAGAAAGCAGAGAAGATGCTTAATGGTGTACCGCTAGGTAGACGTAAACATAGAGTACTTGCTGCATACAGAGCTAAATACGGTCGAGTTGACTGGAAAGAAAAGCTATTGGAAACAGCAAATGGTATTCATATTTTAAGGAGTCATGATGACTACTTCTCGATTTAATAACCATGAACGTTGGCATAACGTACAGGTTGAACGTGTTACTCAGTTCGATAGTAACGACTGGTGTGGCATTATCACAAAAGAACACGGTGAAATACGGTGTAAGCGTAGAAATAAGAAACGCTTTAAACTAAAGAAAGGATTTAAAGGTCCAATCACTGTTTTCTTTTATCAAGGTAAGACACCAACGATTGCTGACGATCCTCGTGGTCACATTGAAGTAGAAAGTCATTGGAATATTCTTAATCCAGAAGTCTTTGATGAGTCACATCATGGCTTTCTTTATATCATCACGGATAAACGTAATGATAGACGCTATATCGGCGTTAAAACACTGCATACTAGTTGGAAGGGCTATACTAGTTCTTCCTCAGAACTCAACGAAGAAATAACTAAAGCAGGTAAAGAGAACTTTATTTTCGATATCTTGTTCTCTTGCCCAATGAAAGGTGATCTTAGTTATATGGAAGCCTATATGATTATGATTACTCATGCCCTATGCTCTGATGAGTGGTATAATAAATGGGTGCATGAAATTAGGTTTAAACCCGCAATGAAGGACATGGAGAGACAAATTGAAATCGCCAAAGACTATTCGCAACCCCTACCACAATGACATTAGGAAGTATAAGGTTATTCCTAATGAACGTGCAGAGGTAACTGAAGAAGATTGGGATGAAGATCTAATCGATCTATTCAATAACAAGCAGCAGAAAGCTGAAAAGATTATGAAGTCAGATAGAGCTAGAAACCGAAGGAAGGAAGCTCGATATGCCAAAGAAGATAGAATATACGGAAAGTAAAGAAATAGGTAAGACAGCTTGTCCCGCTTGTCCCTCAAGCGATGGCTTTGCTGTATATGATGATGGACACGGTTACTGCTATGTATGTAACCACTATGAAAAAGAAATCGGAAAGGAAGAGGAAATGCCTCTTGATACTAACAACTTTAGCCTTGAGCTATTTGAAGCAAACCTCGGCGATTGTCGTGGTGTACAAGACCGTAGAATAACTAAGACTATTGCAGAACACTACGGTGTTCGTGTTAACTATGATAGTGACCGCAACATTATTGCTTATAACTATCCTTATTATGCGGATACACACCACCCTATTGCCTACAAAACAAGAACATTACCTAAACAATTCAAGACAGTAGGAGACTTTAAAGATGTTTGGCCTTTCGGCGTTCACGCTTTTCATGCGGGAGGAAAGAGACTTGTCATCACTGAAGGCGAGTTCGATGCGATGGCGGTCGCGCAAGCTTCGTATGACCACTATAATAAGATCTATCCTGTCATCTCAGTAGCAAGTGCTTCTAACCTTAAAAGTCTTCTTCATGCTCGGACATGGATTAGATCCTTTGAGGAAGTTGTTTTATTCTTTGACAACGATGCTGCAGGTCAGAAGGCTATTAAAGATGCCGCTAATATTATCGGTATCGATAAGGTAAAAATAGCTTCTCTAGGTAGCGTAGCTAAAGACCCTTGTGAGTTGTACATAGCTGCAGGACATCAAGGCATTATGCGTGCTGTATGGGATGCACAACCTTATAGTCCAGCGGGTATCGTAGTAGGTCATGAGCCTGTATGGGAACAATACCTAGCTCGTCAAGCTACTGAATCAGTTCCTTATCCAGATTGCTTAGACGGTATCAATGAGAAGACTAAGGGTATGCGCTTCGGTGAGATAACCTTGTTTACTTCTGGTACTGGCAGCGGAAAAAGTACTGTCATTAAAGAAATTGTACTTGACTTATTAGACAAAACTAGTTATAAGGTAGGTATGATCTCTCTTGAAGAGAGTATTGGCGATACCGCAGAAAAGTTTATTCAGATGAAACTTAAACAAAATCTGCAAGAGTTCGATGTACCTTTAGAAGTACAAGAAGCAGCATCAAAGGAGGTGTTTGGTAGTGAACGGCTTGTATTGCTTGATCACCAAGGCTCTGTTGGTGATGAGTCACTCATTGATAAGATTGAGTATATGGCTCTTATGGGTTGTAAGTATCTTATTCTCGATCATATTACGATTGCAGTATCAGAGGGTGCAGAAGGTTACTCTGGTAATGAGGCTATCGACAAGGTTATGTCAGACCTACTTAAGATTACTAAGAAGCATGACATCTGGCTTGGAGTTATATCTCATCTACGGAAAGTACAGGGAGGCGGTGCCACATTCGAGCAAGGTAAGTTACCTAGCATGGATGATATCAAAGGTTCTGGATCCATCAAGCAAATCTCTTTCGATATTATCGGGTTCTCTAGAGATATGGCTAATGAAAATGAAGAAGTTAGAAATACTATTGAGTTCATCGTACTCAAGAGCCGCTTTTCTGGTAAGACAGGACCAGCGGGTTCGGTTAAATACAACCATGAGACTACGCGGTTAGAGTATAATAACAAAAACATTGACTTTGAGGTGCTACCATGAGCGAGACTGCTTTATACCACCAAATAGGATTACTTCAACAAGAACTTGCTCATGCAAAACAAATCATTGAAGAGTTGACTATGGAGCGGAATAAGTTTCGTAGTCAAGCTCTCATGAGGGCAAATAAAATAGAGACATTATCAAATGAGATCAATAAACTTTATACGGAACAAGAGTATATCCCCTAGCCTAGAGATTATTAAGCTATTAAATAATCTTAGGTCAAGGAACATTGAGCCTATTGACTGGCACTATGATAACAACTACATAACCTTTAGAGTAGAGGATGAGGCCTATGGCGAAGAAAGCAGATAATAGTAAGGATTACTTCCTTCTTAAACCACGCAAACAAAGAACTTTCACAGGAAAGAAATATGCAGGACGTAAAAAGTATCGAGGACAAGGTCGATACCAACAAAGGTTTTATTACCATGACAACCAAGGAAGAACGATATGATACACTCTATATGGACATCGCTAAACGAGTTGCTGAAATGTCTTATGACAGCGATACACAAGTTGGCGCAGTCATCGT